ATGGTCAAGCCGAAGGTCTTTATAGCTTCATCCAGTGAAAGTTTGGCAGTTACTAGAGCGATCAGCACAAATTTTGAGCATGACTATGAAGTTACCCCTTGGAATAGTGGAAATTTTACGCTCTCCAGTACAACGATTAATGATCTTATTACTAGGTCTGCAACAACGGATTTTGCGGTCTTTGTGTTCCAGCCAGATGATTTGATTGAGTCCAGAGGTAAGCATGAACATGTTGTTAGGGATAATGTTTTATTTGAGTTAGGCTTATTCATTGGCGCTATAGGTATCAAAAGATGTTTTATCGTTAAACCACGAGGCGTAGAACTTAAATTACCAAGTGATCTTTTAGGCATAACTTCGGCAGAGTACGATGCTAATCGTTCAGATGCTAACGTCGACGCAGCACTTGTGCCTGCTTGCCATAGCATGGACAAGGCAATGAAAACTCAAGGGGGGTTGAACAGAATTTCACTTAATTCAAATGAACGCGCAATCGTTAATCCTTATAGCTATGAAATCAATGAGGCGACAATAAAAGTTTTAGCTGTATGTTTAGAGACTCACACAAAATATCCTGAGGGGATGTCCACTCATTCAATAACATACGCTCTGAAAAGTATGGATGAAAGCTTGGTAAACTTCCAATTGATTAAGCTTGAACGTATGTCTTTAATAGAACGCACACTTCAAGTAGATAATAATAACGGGGATGAATACTACGCATACACAATCACCGATACAGGCATTGATAAATTACTTGAGCATGAAGAACTATTATCAAAACGAGCGCCAAAAGCAAAAGCAAATACAACTCCACTTGATTTCTCAGATGACATACCCTTTTGAGCTCATTATAAGTAATGACCTGCATACGCAGGTCATACTCTTAAAGCCATAAATTTTGCTGGTTGTACTTTGAAGGATGGGGGGGAGCAGGTACTACATCTCCCGGCTTAACAATGAATCTTGCAAGCGTCTCATGAGTCACAAATGTGCAGCCACAGTTTATGTTTTGGCACTGATGATACCGCTCTTTTGTTTCTGAACTTAAGTACCGACTTGAGCGTGCATGTGAAGCGTCATGACATAATGGACAGTGCATCATCTTTCTTTCCCCCGATTCGTTAACAATTGGGGATGATAAACGCGCATCTTACATTTGCAAGTTAAAGTTTGCTTTTTTATCCTTCCAGTGATTCATACTCCACGTCCGAAACTCTAACCTCAAGCTCCAAGCCTGTCGTGTAGCCGCTCCCGTTAAGGTAGTGCACCACCCGACTGATTATCCAAGCCTGCTCGTCTATAACGCGCTTAAAGCCTCTGACCGCTATCGGTGTTTCAGGAAATAAATCAGCACGACCAATAGCCAGCGAGATTGAAAACTCCGCGACTCCGCGCTGAATTTTGTCCCACTTCGCCTGAGCAGCACGCATGGCCTGCGCCTTTGTCGCGTAGATGGTCGTCAGCTCCAGCACGTTCTCAGACTCACCGACCATATACTCGCCCTCGCGCGCCTCCTGCTCTTTTTTGGCTCCGGCCTTTGACGTGGTTTTTTTCGCTTTTGGATGTTGCAGCGCGCGCAGGTGCTGCTCCTTCGGCTTGCGCTTGAGCTTCACCTTTTGCTTTTGCGGCTTAGGGTCTTTTGTGTGCAGCCATTTAGCCGTTACGCCGGTGTAGGCTTCACGGTCAGCAATCGCAAACTGATGACGGTCGCCGTCGCCGCGTTCGATCGTCATCTGCGGGATGGGCTTGCCGCTGACCGTCCGACCGCTACCGGCTTTCAGGAACAGCAGTTTCCCCGCTTTCACCGACACTGATGCACCGTTACGATCAGCCAGGCGGGACAGAAACACCGCGTCGGATTCCTGCGCCTGGTCAATATGAGGCACGGGGATCGCTTTCAGTGTGTCAGCCACGCTGGCCGTGAGTTTGTTGCGCGCTGCGATGGTCTCAACAATTACACCGAGTGTGGTGTCATGCCATGACTGTTCCCGGCGGGAATTCAGCGTGCCGCGAAAATCAGCGCTGCGCCCCCTGATGGTCAGCGTATCAGGCGCGCCACGGTGCTCGATTTCGTCGACCGTGAAACTGCCCTTATTCAGCAAGGCTGAGCCCTGCCAGCCCAGCCACAGCGTCAGTTTTGCACCGCGCGGCGGTAGCTCGACAAGCCCGTCGGTGTCGTCGAGCTCGATGTCGAGCTGGTCAGCCTCGAATCCGCGATTGTCCGTCATGGTCAGACTGATTAGCCGGTCGCTGAAATTCTGCGTGATATCATCGCCATCGAGCGTGAGCATAAACGCCGGAGCAATCTGCGCCCCGGCCTGAACATTCAGACCCGTAATCATCCCGACAGTCCTCCAATCCAGTTACCGGCAGACGTCACCAGATTGTCGGCCTGCGTTTTCAGGTCGCCGTAAATCGCCGCGAGCGAGTCATCGACCCGTTTCAGCGAGAGGCTAAACTCAATTTTTCTGGCCGCGCCGTCGCTGAATAATTCGGTGTGCGTGTGGGTCACTTTATCGATGACATACATACCGTGGATCATGCCCGTTCCGTCAATCAGCGGCCATGCCCTCCCTTCGTCGGCCATCAGTTCGACAGTCGTCAGCGACAGGCGGCCGCCGGTGATTTCGGGGTACAGCACGCCCGAGAGCGTGCGCGAGGTTTCCCCCTCGCCGAGATACTGATAAGCCGGGGGTTTACCGATGCGGTCATTTGACGCCCATCGGTAATCCTTCGAATATTGCATGGACTGATGCGGCAGCGTGCGGCGTTCAAACACAAATAAACCCAGTACCATTAACATGTTTTAGCCCTCATCCGTTATGGCGCATACTTGAGCGCTGGCGTGCTCTTTCTTCCCGGTCGAGTTTTTCGACTGCTTCCCGGAGCTGCCGGTCGAGGTCAGTTCCCGGCGCAACGCCACCCGACAGATTAATGTTGTATTCACGCTTGCTCTGGTCGACATAGGACCGGCCAGCAGGCGCCGTCACTGGCTGGTACATCTGATAACCGCCATAAACTGAGGTCTGCGGAATATAAGACCCGTTTTGCGAACCGGCTGCGGCACTGGCTTTAGCGGCCGTCTGGTCGAGGCCGTCCGACTCTTTTTTGATGACCCCGAGCTTTTCCAGCAGCCAGTCGACGCCACTGCGTAACTTATTGAATGAACTGAGCGGCAGCATCAGCGCATCAGCCAGTGTTTTGCCGACCACCACACCGACATTTTTGAAACGATCGAGCGTTTCCTGTGTCGCCTTAACCGGTGCTATCAGGTCAGTGAACCACTGCCAGACCCCGCGCAATTTCTCGATGATGGAATCAAACACCGGCGTCAGCGGCGAGAAGATTTTAGGGACTGGCGCAAATGCCGCTTTAAGCCCCTCCACCATGCCCGAAAAGAATGCGCTGATGGGCTCCCAGTATTTACGAATCAGGAGCGCCCCGGCCACCACCGCACCGGCGACCGCGACCACCGGCAGACTGATTGCACCGACAGCAGTCACTATTGCGCCACCGGCAACGGTAAAGACCGTTCCCAGCAGACCTGCGGCGGCGATAATGGCGTTAATCCCCATCACCACCGGCCACGCAATCAGGCCAATCCCGCCAATCACACCAATCAGCGCCAGTGCGCCACCGGCTACAACACCGATAGTGGTCGCCAGTGATTTATTGCGGGTGATCCAGCCATCGAGTTTCAAAACATATCGCGTGGCCGTCTGCGTCAGTTTGCGCAGAGCGTCGTTTTGCCTGTCAAACAGGTCAGTTCCCACGGCCTCATAAGCAGACTGAAACTCTTTAAAGTCGCCACCGAGATTGTCCTGCATGATTTTGACCAGCTCCTCGGTTTTACCGTCCGAGGCTTTAAACGCTGCGGTGAGTTTGTCGAGCTTGCCGGTTGACGCTGCGGTCATCAGCACCGCTGCCGCCGAGCTGGCCTCTTCACCGAAGATGGTTTTCATGTACTCGCCGCGCTGGCTGGTACCGAGATTGTTTTTCTCAAAACTGCGCTGCATTTCCTTCAGGATGGAAAATATCGGGCGCGTGTTTCCTCTGGCATCAGAAGTCTTAACGCCGAGCTCTTTGATAGCCTCAAAGGCTTTACCGGTCGGAGCCTGAAGGCGGCTCAGGATTGCACGGCTACCCGTTCCCGCCATCGAGCCGGTAATTTTGGCATCGTGCAACGCACCGACCATCGCGGCGGTTTGCTCGATACTGACCCCGGCATTTTTCGCCACCGGCGCGGCATAGGTCAGCGCATCACTCAGCCCGTCAAAGTCGGCGGCGGTTTTGTTCATCGTCATCGACAGCACGTCGCCAATGTGCGCGATCTGGTCGTTGGAAAGCTGAAACGCAGATTTCATCCCGGTCAGCAGGGCGGCGTTTTCCTCCATTGAGCGCTGATTCGACAGCGCCATATTCAGCGTGACCGGCGTCGCCGCCTGAATGGCATCAGCATCCCCGCCACTTTTGGCAATGATGATTTGTGCACTCGCTGCGTCGTCCGCAGATGCGGCGGTATTGTCTCCGAGCTGTCTGGCCTGTTTGCGTAACGCCTCCATTTCGGACGACTGTTTGTCTACCCCGAGCACGGCTTGCAGCTCAGAGTTTTTCTGTGCAAACGAATAGCCAGGCATCAGCAGTTTTACCCCGGCCATGGTGCCAGCCGTGGCTATACCTGTACCCGCCGCGCCAGCCGCCGCCATGCTACCGGCCATATTCTTTCCGGCCTGATAGCGCTCCTTAACCCGGCTCAGCTTCGCCTGTTGCTGACTGACCCGCGCCAGCGCCTCGCGTTGCCGGTTAAGCTGGGCGGTCGTCTCGCTGATGCTGGTTTTAAGGCGACGCTCGTCAGCCGACAGCGTGCGGGTGTTTATCCCGGCCTGTGCAAGCTCGGTGCGCTGGCGCTGTACCGACTGCCTGAGCCCGTTATATTTGAGTTGCAGGTCAGCAGCGGATTTTTTTGCCGCCTCCATCGCACGCGCCTGCGCTTTGGTGGGGTTTTCCGTGTTTTTAAACTGGACGGCCAGCGCTGCGGCCTCCTGTTTCGCTTTGTTAAGCGACTGACCGGTCACGGCAAGCTGTGCGCTCGCTTTCCTGAATCCGTCGATTCGGGACGCCTGCGCGTTAAGGTCGCGCAGGGTCGTCTGTGAGTTGCGGATATCGCCAGCGAGGGATTTGCTGGCGTTCTGGATAGCTTTTAGCGGTCGGCTTGCCCGGTCTACTGCGTTAAGCAGCACCTCGATCCTGACGTTATTGCTCATAGTGGTTTCCGCTTCGCTGTAGCGCCTTGTCGCGCCATGTGAGGAGCTCGGTCACGCTCAGGGAATACAGCTCTGATGGCGGCCAGTGAAAAATCACCGCGATATCCGCCATCAGGTCATCGACCGAAAGTTTTGCGGGGAACGTCAGCGAGCCGAAGATGGCGACAAAAAACCAATTACCTCAGCGGCGAACTGCATCAGGTCTGAGGCATCCAGACGGGCAATTTCATGCTCGGTGAGTGCCGGGTAGGTCATACGCGGCAGCACCTTAATCAGCGCATCTACGTCAGAGTTTGCCAGCGAGGCCAGCGACACCCCACGAAGGGTTCCCGCGTTAGGTTTTGAAACCGTCACCTCTCCGATTTTTTGCTCACCGCGCATCAAAGGGTTGTCGAGGATCACGACGTGTGGCTTTTTGGTTTCGGTGACTTCATTTTCTTTAATGCCGGTTTCGATGATGTTTTCCATGATGTTGCTCTCGTCTAAGTTTAGTGACCGGCCAGCCTGACTGACCGGTTAAGGGGATTACAGGCCAATGGCCTTGCGGTGCTCTGCCAGACGGTCGACGCCGTCGACTTTCAGCACCATGTTGATGACGTCAATCTCGATGACCTCCTTGCCGTCAATCGTGAGCTGGTAGTACGCGCACTCGGTCGAGATTTTGGTCGTGCCGCTTTCGCCCTGTTTGTTTTCGCCGCCGTCGTACTCTTTATGACGGCCACGCATGACCACCTCAACGGCAGAAATCGCGCCGGTGTCATCGCGCTGGTATGAGCCGGTAAAGCGCAACGGTACGCTGTCCGCGCCCGGTGAGGCGTACTGTGCCCACAGCTCGACTTCAGGCAGACCGCCGAGCGTCCACTCGCACGACAGCGCATCGTCATCGAGACCGAGGTCAATCGACACCGAGCCCGGCATCCCGCCGCCGCGGTATTTCTCAAGCTTACGGGTCAGCTTTGGCAGGGTGACGGATTCAACAACGCCCATGTAGCTCAGGCCATCGTTGAACATGTTCAGGTATTTCAGTTTGCGTGGTAACGCCATGCTCTGGGCTCCTTAGCTGTTGACCGACTCTGACAGGTTCGCCAGATAGGTATCAGTGATGCGCTGGCGCAGGGTCAGGTTTTCCAGCGGCGGAACGGGGGTGTAGTCGTAATCGATATACAGTTTCCCCACCTTGAGCGTTTCCACGCTGTTTGACTCCGGGTCGTACCAGCAGGAGCCATCAACGATATAGCCGTTGTTTTTCAGCTCGCGGAATTTCGCATTGATACCGGCGACGATGTCGCGGATAAGCGTTGCGGTGACGGGTTTATCAATCGCCCAGGCGTGCGCCTCCGCCATCGTGTCGGCCAGCACCTGTGCCGTGCGGGTGTAGTTTTCAAAGAGGAATAACGGATCGTCGGAACAGGTACGGTTGCCCCAGAATTTAAAGCCGTCGTTACGGATTAGCGTGGTGACACCGGCCTGATTTAACAGGTTCGCGTCGGTGGCCTTCTCCTGCAAGTCCCACGAGACCGAGGCACTGACGCCGGTGACGCCATTCACGCCGACGTTAGACAGCGTTTTGTGCCAGCCCGTCTCCTGGTCGATTTTGGCACGCAGGCCGAGCGCGCGGGCGGTCGCCCATGCAATATCGGTCTGATTCGCCGTGGTATCCCACGCCAGAAAATCAGGGTGAATGACCATCAGCTCACGCTGGCTGAAATTCTCACGGTAGGCGATAGCTTCGGAAATGGTCTTGCAGCCCCACGCGCTGATATAGCCAAACGCGCGCAGGCTCTGACAGGTAGCCGCGAGCGCGGTCGCCACTTCCAGAGAATCCAGCCCCGGCACGCCGAGAATGCGCGGCTTAACGCCGGTGACAGTTTTGGCGGTCAACAGCGCTTTAAGACCGGTGTATTTGCCGTTTTCGTCGGTCGTGCCGATGATGTTGGAAATGGTTTCTTTCTGCGCCGCTTCCGGGTCGTCCGGGTCTTCAATACCTTCGGCAACGCGCACAACCACAACGACCGGCTTGCACTGGTCGGCAATGGCTTGCAGGGATTTTGACAGGGTGCCGAGCTTACCGGCTTTACCGATAGCGTTCTGCACGCTGGTAATCAGCACAGGCTCATTAAGCGGGAATGTTGAATCGTCAGCATCGCTGGCGGTGCAGACCATGCCGATGATGGCCGTCGAAACGGTGGAAATGGTGCGCGTGCCATCGTTAATCTCGATGACCTCGACGCCGTGATGATAGTCGCTCATCCGTTTAACTCCGTGGTTAAGGGGTGCAACTATTTTCTAATGTGTATTCTGCTGGCGCGATGAAATGCCGTTGGTCAGGGAATGACACAACAAACAAAAGCCCTCCGCTGGAGGGCTCCGGTCAGTCAGGAAAATATGTGGCGTACTGATTTATATCGCTATCTCAGGCAATGGCGGCCAGACAGGTGTAATGACATCGACCCGACTCAGAAGGACACGGTACTTCTTCCACGCCTGCAAATTTGCTGTTTCTTCGTCTGTTGCCATATTTAGATCAACCGCATCCTGTATAGTGGCGATGACGTTATTTGCCTGAGTCATCAGCTCCAGTTTTTTGCGTTGCGCTTCGTCTACATAATCCACTGGCGCGGCTATTATTTTTCCGCCATCAAAAATCCATTCACCAAAAATATTAAGGCCTGCCGGAACATCTGAAATGTCACATTCTCCGACTGACATATCAACAGGGTTTAACATGGATGCATCGGTCGAAAAAGAGCGAATTACATTGGCTTCATCAAAAACAACCTTTAGAGTATCTTTTGCAAAAAGCTTCTGCGCATCATACCAATCCATATCATTTTCATCTTTTAAAAAAATGATACTGCTCCCCGTAAGCTTTCCTATCTCCTTCAAATCGAAAAGCTTGCTTTCCTCAGAAGGAATATATTTTGAGAATTTCCCTAATATCATCACAATGCCCCTACGTTATACCAGTTCCCATTAATGTTATATTGGTCATATCTGTACTCAATAGCAATGTAAGTACTTTCATTAAATACTGATACTACACTTGCCCCATCGGGTGCTCTGGCAAATCTATCGCTGTTTTGGTTGCTATTGGCGCTGCCTTTAGCTCCCTTCCGTACCCCTTGAATGAAGTTACTTCTCACCCAATCACTCGGTGCCAGATAGACAATCGTATCTGAATCAGCGTGCCGCATATAAGGATATGCAATACTGTTAGCTGCAAGCCCAACATATGTAATCGAGTCTCTTTTAACATAGGGGTCTAAGTTCGGTTCTGGAATCACAACAGCGCCCTGCATCCCATTAACACTGGTCACAGGGAATGTTGGGAGATAGTTTGGGGAGTATACCCGCACGCCCGGCGTATCGTACACTCCCGCCCCGGCTTCAATTAACCCTTTACTACTGATATTGCGCCCAGAATGGATGTCATCTTTAGCCTCCAGATAGTTTGGGGCAACAACATTACCGTTCGACTGAATATTAACTGACGGTCCTTCACCAGCCCGCAAGTGGAGTACTTTATCGTCAGAAGCGTAAACAAGCCCCATTTCAGCGCCTGAAGTATTGAAAAACCAAAGATGTTTATTGCCGGAGCCCCGAATGATTATTGCGTTTTGACTTAATTCAATTGCACCGTTACGCGCTCTTACATCAACAGGAAAGGTAACATTCTGGTTGTCTGCATCAAATTGCACTGCACGGAAATAACGCCAGCCTGTGGTCGTACCATCATCTTCCCGAATGGCAAGAATTGATGTTGAATTTGTATAACTTACGAATTGGATTAACGGCCTGTTAACTCTCCCTCCCTGAGCCGGGCTAGTGGCACACACGACATTTATGTAATAAAAATCCTGCGTCAAAAAAGGCGGGTTATTCGTACAGCCCCGTGAATCAACGAATAATGATTCTCCGACAACAAAAGGGTATGTCGCAAAGTCGAGCGCTACATGGTTACATTCTGATTTAAAATTACCTTTATACCCTACCGGAATTAATTCTCCTGAAGCATTATCAGCGACGCCTCTATGTGCGGCTTCGCCCAGGCTGTTTTTCAGTTTTGTGACATCATCGCTGACCGTCTTCACAGCCTTTGGCGTGGCCGCGAGCGACTCAGACTCGCTGTTGGTCGCGCTACTGAGCTGAACGATACCCTTTTGCGCCGTGGTCGCGTCCTGAGCCGTATATTTACCCTCAGCAATATCTTTGACTGCCTTAACCGCTTTAAGCGTCGCGGCGAGCGTCTCAGACGTGCTGTCGGTGGCGCTACTGAGCTGGACGATACCCTTTTGCGCCGTGGTTGCGTCCTGAGCCGTGTATTTCCCATTAGCAAGGTCATACGCCGCCTTGACCGCTTTCGGCGTCGCGGCGAGCGTCTCAGACGTGCTGTCGGTCGCACTGCTGAGCTGGGTAAACCCTTTTTCCTTAAGCGTGGCGTCAGGATGACGGCGGGACTGCTCATGCTCAGCGAGCTTGTTGTCGACATAGTCCTGCGTTGCCATCACGGTTGAGGTGTCAATCGTCAGCTCGACTGACTCGATGTCGCTCACCATAATGACCATACGCACGGTCTGCGCGCGGCCTGACCCCTCGGCCAGCTCCGGCTTGTAGCTTTCCGCCATGTTGCCGACAGCAATCAGCGTGCCGGTGTCGTCATAGAGACCCATTTCACGCATCCAGAAACCGCCGGTTTCTGGCGGGATGAGCAGCTCCGCGATCACATAATTTTGATGTTTGTTGTCCAGGCTGATTTTATTCAGCGTATGTCGCCAGACTTCATTGACGAGCGAGGTCTGACTGGCATCAGGCACCGGCAGCGTGCCGCCGCCGTCACCGACGGCCATTGCCGTAAAACTTACCTTTTTCCCGTTCGGGACGGTCGCTGCGGCCAGCTTGATTGCACCGGCTTTGGTGATGACCGTTTTATATTTCACTGTCATTTTTCTCTCACTTATCCGGGGTAAACCGTGATGATATCGCCGTCATAGCTCAGGGCTCCGGTATAGAGCAGGCCGGGAATATCCTGAATAATGTTGAGGCCAATAAGATGGCGACTGGCTGGCTTTGCATCGGAAATGAGCCGCTCCATCTCGTAATACATTTCCTCGGTGATGCCGGTCTCTAACACACCGATATCGAGGCGAAACGTGCCGGGCGGGTCGTTGGTCTCCCACCACTCAGTAACGTTTATCAGGTAGCCGAGCGGCTCCACCACGCGGCGCACTGCCCCAATCGTTCCTTTGTGTGCGTGGATATACCAAGCATTGCGGATCACATCCCGTTTAGTGGCCTCCGGCCAGTTCTCATCCCACCGGTCAACTGAAAACGCCCACGCCAGCCACGGCAGGAGGTTTGCCGGACAGTCGTCCGGGCTCCAGAGTCGGCGCAGGGGGACGGGGGTATTCTCGATTTCAGCGCAGGCGCGCGCCGCCGCCACCTCAAGCTGCGAGGAGCCAACCGGCAACAGTCGGGTGTCATTCATCATTGCCCCCTATGGTGACGCTGTACTCGCTGCACCATGACGCCTGCGTGTCATCGAGAACGATGTCAGCCACCGGCGCGGCCAGCTCGACACGTTGCACGCCCTCGACATGTAACGCCGCATAGATGGCGGATTTACGGATGTCTCGCCCGAGTCGGTGTTGCGCGTTGATATACGCCTGTAACTTTGCTTTTGCCGCACTGAGCACAGGCTCACTTTCGGGGCCGGGATAAAGGTAAAGCGACGCGGTGATTTTGTAGTCGACGATTTTCGCTGACTGCACGGTCACGCGGTCGGCTACCGGCCTGACGTCCTCGTCATTCAGCGCATCGCGCACGATGGCGAGCAGCTCGTCAGAGGCCACGCCGTTATTTTCACGCGACAGCACAGACACGGTCACACACGCAGGCTCGGGACTGATGACGGAAATATCCGCGACACGCCCGTCGGCGCTGCGGCCATGAAACTGATATGCACCGGTTGAGCCTGCGGTACTCAGTCCCTCAAAAGCCTGTTGAATCCGCAGACGGTAGTCGGTATTAGACTCCATTACGGCTGGCGTGGGCGGAAACGTCGTGTCGTCTGCCGGAGTGATGACGAGGCGCTCGACGTTATAATTTCCGCCTATCTGGTCAAGGTCGGCATCTTCTGCATACGCCAGCATGACCGCACGCGCGGCCTCGTTGACGCGCTGCCGCCAGATAACTTCCCGGTAGGCGTTTTCCTCCAGCAGCTTAACAATCGGCTCTGACTCGAGGGTCAGCGTGCGCGCGACTGCCTCCTGTTGTTCCTCCGGGTATAACGAGACGAGGGTCGCCTTTCGCTCTGCGAGGATGTTCTCATAGTCCAGTACTTCCACGACATCAGGCGCGGCGAGCTGGTTAAGGTCAACAATTGCCATAGCGTTTAACTCAGTGGAATGGTGAGGGAAAAGGGCTGGCCGTTAGCCGAGCGCGTACCGGTGATATCGACATACAGCCCGCCGTCGGTCTCCGACCGCTCAAAGGTGATGGTGGCCAGCCTGACGCGCGGCTCCCACTTCTGGATCGCGGAATAGCACGCGGCCATAATCTGCAATCGCAGTGCCGGTGTCTGCGGCTGGTCAATCAGTGCCGACAGAAGCGAGCCGTATTCACGGCGCATGACACGCGAGCCAACCGGCGTGACGAGAATGTCGCGCACGCTTTGCCTGATATGCTCGACCTCAGAGATACTGAGGCCGGTCTGGCTGTTCATTCCCAGATAACGCACCGTCATTGCGTCCCCTTAGTCCAGCTTCCGCCGCTCTGTACGTTGCCGTGTGCATGGTCATCCACCTGCACGCCGTTTGAGGTCAGTTTCCCGCCGGTGTGCTCGATGTTCCCGGACATCTTCCCGCCTTTCTGCACTTCGAGCGTGCCGGTCGTCAGCTTGTTGGTACACACCACCTCGGGTGTATCGAGCGTGATACGGGTCGAGGCTTTCACCAGCACCACCGGCACAGTGGCCGTGATGGAATCCGACGCAGTAACGTCTGCGGTTTTGATACCTGACACGGTGAGCGCACTGTTTTTGGGTTCGTACTCAATGACCGCGCCATCAGGGAAGGTAACGTGAAGCGCATCGGGTGAGGCTGACGGCGCGGGATTGTCATCTGAGAAAATGCCCGGCAGCACAAAGGCCGTATCGAGCTCACCGCCGATGGCCAGCAATAACACCTGCTCGCCAACGGATGGAGCCCACCACACGCGAGAGCGACCGGCGCGACAGGTGAGCCAGTTAAGCCAGGTGGTTTGCATGCCGCCGGTCTGGACACGACACAGCCCCTCATCGTGGTCGACGTCGGTCACGATGCCGGTGCGGATGAGGTTGCGGATCGCGCGTGCGATTTCCTGTAGAGAATTTAAATTATTCATACGGGAAGGATGCCGCCGGGCAAGGCCAGCGGCAATTAAGGCGGGTTTTGTCAGCTATGACACAACTTGCTCGTGCTTTTAATAGAATTTTTTTATAACATCCATGCGCTCTTTATGAGATTCAAGATGATTTTGAAATTCTTTATTGTAAAAAAAGAAGAACGCTTTCTGTACTTGAGGAAGTTCAATAAAAATGAATTCATCCACTTTGTGAAAGAAATGGAAATGCTTATTAGATGTTTCAAAAACACCTAATGAGTTATGCTTCGCGTTTTTCTTCTTGGTCATTAATGCACGCCTACTCCTCCTGATAATCCTGAATACCTTATTAGGCGTGGTATCAATGTCTCCCCAAAACATGGCAATTGGAATCTGTGATAAATACGGAATGTAATCCTTATTTTTGAATCTTAGAAAGCGTGAGCGAAGATCCATAAGTTGCAACTTAAAGCCTAGATACTGTAACCACCATATAATGCAATCCAAATCCTTTGGCGTTAGTTCGTCGCCTTTTTTGTGTAATAAAACCCGCTTAAGATTATCTTCGAATGCACCTAACAGTTCTGAATTGCATTCCTTACACGCAGGGATGGTGGCCTTAATATAATTTACTGTCTGGTTATTTTTCTTGTTAACTAAGCCTTTTTCGTGGTTTGATTCAAACGCCCATTGTGGAATGATGTGCTCGCGTGTAATCTCCTTTACAGAACCACATAAAAAGCACATATCAACATTGTGATTCTCGATTACTGCATCCATTACAAAACGTTGAGAATTTTTGATTCTTTTCCTCAAAAGCTCAAACTTCTTTTCCATTATTTGTCCCTCTTTATTTTTTTAATGCTATTAATAGCCTTTCTTCTATCAATTGTATAGCTTCACGATCTAAACCCAATAATGGTCGTTCTGGATATTGCACTTCCTTGGCATGCGGGTTAGGTCTATCTTTTAAGCCGTACTGGTGAATCCTCGCAATACGCTGCACTTTGCCGGTAAATTCCACCACAGCAACGTTTTCACGGCCACTGGCTTTAATGTACCGGTTAGTGCGCAGTTTTTGAAACATCGCCCGTTTAATTCGACCTTGTTTGGCTTTCAGTGGCTGGCGCTTTCGCGCCTGATACGGTGAGCCATCCGGGGCTTTTTGCTGTTTGATACGTTGCTGTTGTGACGTTCTGAGTTGCTTCCCAATCTCACCGGCAAGCTTCCGACGCCCTGCGGGTGACAGGGTAGCAAGAAGCCCGGCGAGCTGGTTATCAAAGGGCTTAAATTCACTCATCCCACTTACTCACCAGTTCGCCGTTGATATAGAGCTCTTTTGGACGCGTGACAGGTTCAGGCGGTGGCGGCTCCGGGGCATAGCTCACATGCAGTGCGCCGTTTTCCTCCCTGATGATGGTGCGCTCGGTGAGCTGGAGGCTTATGCTGATATCAACCGTATCCCCGTCGTTTAAATCCATCTCGAAACGGTAGCCCTTTTTACGCCCCCCATCGAGCGTGCAGATATCCGGCTGGTTTTCCCTGAGCCACGCGGCCACTGGCACGAAAATCGAATCAGGGTCGCCCACAAAATCACACACGATGACATTCAGGGTGTAAATTTTCTCGTGGGACAGGGAGGCCGCGAGCCGTGCATCGATATTCCCCTCGTCGGCAAAAATGCGCATCATCTCGGGATTGGTTTTAAGCTGCGGGACGGCGTCAGTTAGCGCTTTTCGCAGGCTGATTGCTTTCTTCATCGAGTTTATCCTGACAGTCTTTGACGGTTTCAATCTGTAACGCGCAGGCGGCGAGCGCGTGCTCAAGCCTGCGAATATCTGCACTCAGGTCGCCATTAGTGGCCGGGTCGCTTTCCGGCATCGGGCAATAGCTCACTTTCGGGCAGGCGCTGTAAACAATGACCGGCGGAGGCGCAACCGGCGCGGGTGTGCAGCCTGCACACAACATCAGGCAGCTCAGCGCTGTACCAGCGGCGTAACGTTTCATTTTCAT